TTAAAGAAAAAATTAATTTTAAAACAAAAGGATTAATTTATTCTATTAATACTTGTAATGGTTCTACTATATTAAATAATGGTAAAGAAATTAAATCAGTTGCAAATAGAGCTTTATTCTTTGATCCAATGAAACCTCATTGTAGTACAAATTGTACTGACCAAAAAGCAAGATTTAATATTAATATTAATTATATTTAATTATTGAGTCCAAATATACCAGGGCATTCCAAACACATCTTCAGGAACTGCCGGTGAATCTTCTAATCCTGCATCAGCATAAGAAGATAAATCCCATGCTGTAGTATTTTCATTCCATACATAATAATGAGTTAATGCATTATAAGTATCGTGAGTTGGTTGATCTCCAACTGGAGACTGCCATCTTGCCTCTGCTTCGTTTAATACCCACGATGCATAAGGTTTTGGAGGCATAAAAATATTTTTTTCTGGCATCCATGTATAACCTATGTTTGCACCATTACCTCTAAACGCTTTAGTGTGATCACCAGAAAGATGTTTATTTTTTTTAGTAGCTCCTGAGTATTTAATCCATTGATTAGCTGGCCAGTTATTATGTTGTTCTAAGTGAGCTTGACCTAATGATTCTTGTTCTACTCCATTCTCATCTGTAACAATATCATTGTCTAAATGAAGTATTGCTAGCACTGTATTATTTTCATCTATTTTTGCAAAATTAGCCATGTTACGCTACCTTATACCTTATAATTACCACACCAGAACCGCCCGTTCCTGAGCCGGCTCCGCCGCCTGTTCCGTCTGTTCCACTCGTAGGGGGAGTACCATAATTACCTCCGCCGCCGATTCCTCCTGTAGTATTTCCACCTCCAGAAATTCCACCGCCAGCTGCTCCACCAGCAAAATATTTTAAAGCTCCATCTGGTCCCGGTACTCCTGCAGCAGGGTTAATAGCTGTACCTACACCAGCTCCTGCAACTGAGTTTCCAGCGCCAGCAGATCCTGCTCCGCCTCCGCCACCAGAAGCTTGGTTTGTGCCTCCCGGAGAAGGTCCTCCAGGATTTCCTTGAGAGGGAGTTACAGGGGGAGTGTTTCCGGATCCTACTGATCCCGATCCACCTTGGTCTGTTGATCCCATACCACCACCAGATCCTCCTGGATCTCCTGATTGGTTTCCGCCTGAGTTATAAGTACCTCTATAAGTACCACCACCTCCACCAGCTGTAGAAGTGATTGATGAAAAAACTGAAGGGTTTCCTGGATTTCTTGATGCTCGACCCGCAGGGCCACCACCAGAACCAACTGTAATTGGGTAAGATTGAGCTGTAACAGAAATAGGAGTTCCAGATCCTGCTCCACCTGGACTTCCATCTAAAGGGGATGCAGTGTAAGAATCTACCGAAGATTTATATTCTCTATATCCGCCGGCACCTCCGCCACCAAAATTTCCTGATCCTCCTCCTCCCGCAACAACTACATATGAAACTTCATTATTTGCAGTATCATCAGCAATTTGTGTTACTGCAAAAGTTCCTGGACTTGTAAATGTATGAATTTTAAAATCACCTGAAGTAGATGTGGTTCCACCTGTTGCTTCTATAAATTTTGCAGCCGCACCACCAGCACCAAATCCTAAGACTTGATAACCGAACATTTTACCTCTAGTTGATTTTTTATTTTTAGTACCTTTACCGTCTGTGGTTAAATACTCCGGTATTTTTCTCATATTCTAAATTCCTTATGCGTCGTTAGCTGCATCTGTAGTAAAGAATATTTTAACTCCAAGCACTCTTGCATCAGCAGTAAAAGTATCCCCACCAGCATTTGCATCTCTAAATAATTGGAAATATGTTAACTCACCTGCTGCAGGAGATCCTGCAACTGTCACAGCACCGCTTTCAGAAGATATTTGTTGATCTTCAACTGTACCTATTCCAGCGTCTGTAACGTTTACTGCTGTTCCATAAGCAACATCAATAGTATCACTATCTCCGCATGCAACAGCTTGTAATCCAAAAATACAATCACCTGTGTTTGTAGAACCAGGTGTCCAATATACTTGGTAAGTTATTGTTCCTTCATTCCATGATTTAGGCATAGCTACCGAAAATTGTGCAAATTCATCTGTGTCTTTATCAAAATCTAAAACCTTCATGTCAGGTCTTGTTGCTGTCGTTTCAACTTGTTGTGCATCAGCAGGATTTGTCGTTGCTCCATACATCGCTGAAGCTGGAACCCACATAGTTTCTTTTCCTGCAACTTTAATTGCAGACCCACTTACTTGAGCAACACCGCTTCCGTTTGGTGCAATGTTTATGTTTCCATCTGAAACTGAAACTATATTGTTTCCATTAACATCTAAATTACCACCTAATTGTGGAGTTGTGTCTTCCACAACATTTTTAATACCAGTGTTAACAGTTTTAATATCTGGGTTAGTACCATCGTTAGCTGCAGCAAAAACAACAGCATCACCTTTGTTTGTTGCAGAAAACGTAAATGTAGACCCTGAACCAGATGTATATTTAAATTGTACAGTATATGCACCTGATGTTGAATTTCTTAAAAAATAAAATGTTTGAGCATCTAAAGGAATTGTTACAATTTGATTTCCTGTAATTGTTCCTGTGAATTCAATCATTCTGTGAGACATGACAGCTCCAGTTGAACCATCAGAAACCGCTAACGCTGTAGTTTGTGCACCACCTGCAATTGATTGTTGTGTAAATCCACCTGAGATTTGTTCAAAAATTTGTAAATTAGTGTTTGTTTTTGTACCCCAAGTTCCGGCGTTTTCACCAGTTGCCTGAAGTTCTATACCTAAAGGTGTATATGTTGATGCCATAATTTTTATCTCCTATTACGCTGCTACGTCTGTATAACTTGTATTAGAACCTGTGTCAACATCTTGATATGCTTGTATTCCAAACCCTGTAGATACACCAAATCCAGCGACAGAACTAGTTGTTTGAACGCCTGTTAATCCTAATACTAAATCAGCAACAGTTACTGACCCTACATTAGCAGTTGCAGAAACACCTGTCAACCCAACAACTTCAGCTATTGGGTCTAGTGCTCCAACTGATGTGGTTATTGCTTGACCTGTTAAATTTGTAACAGGACTTGATCCAATTGTAATACTACCAATACTAAAAGTTGCAGAAACTCCTGTTACTCCAATTACATCTGCTGGTGAGATAGAACCAACACTAGAAGTTATTGCTTGACCTGTTGGTCCAACAATTTCTGCAGTAGGGTCAATTGCTCCTACGCTAGAAGTTATAGCCACTCCAGATAATGAAAAAGATGCACTAATTACATGTGATACAGAACCAACACTTGAAGTAGAAGATACCCCTGTTAAACCCATTACGTCTGCAGGGTTTAAAGTAAACATTCCCCAACTATTTTCACCGTAGGTTCCATTACTCCAACCATTAGGACCTGAATCTGATGTCATCGCATCAGGTGCGGTTAACTCTATTGTTAGACCACTAAAGCCCCAAGACTCAAAGTTCCAAGTATCTCTGCCCCAACCTGATTCAGGAAAAGTGATAAGATCTCCAACAGAAGAAGTTATTGATTGACCAGTTGGGAATACTGTTTCATCAGAAAGTTGATCCCATTCACCATCATTCCATGCTTTAGCTCCCCAACCTACAACAATTTCTTCTTCTACTCCCCAACGATTTGAACTCCAACCAAATGCACCATAAGAATCTCCACTAATTGTATTTGCTTGACCACCCATACCTGAGTGATTAGTGCAATAATAATATAATGTTGGTGCTGAAGCAGCTACGGTAATTTGTGTATATGCTCCGGAAGATCCTGGTGTTCCATTGGTGGTAACACCGGTCGTATATTCACTTCCAGAATTATGTGTACCATCGCTTGTTGTTGAAAATCTTAAAGGGTGAGTGCTATTTGATGAATCTGCTTGATCAAATCTAAATGTTCCACCTTCAGCTAGATTTAAAGTATCTTGTTGAACACCATCAATAAAATATTTATTTCCACTGCCGGTGCTAACCACCGTTACCGTGAATGTTCTAGTAACGGACATCCGTCGTTACTCCTTATGCTAATCTGATGATTGCGTTACTTGCGTCTGCTGTTGGAAATTGAATTGTAAAAGTTCCACTTGTTACAGTTTTATCGCCGCCAAATGCTACAACCACACACGCAGGATCACCTGAAGCTGAATCATTGTATATTAAACAACCATTTGCCGTAAAAGTTGCGCTCGTATAACTAACATCAGAAAAATCACAAACTGCAGTTGTGCCTGAAGCAGCCGGGTCAACACTTGTAAGTGTTGCTCCACCTGCAGAATATGCAGACCCTGATGTGTTGCTAATTTCGTTTGATGTTGAATACGCTGTTGTAGAAGCTCCTAAAGATGCATCACTTGTATACAATGCTATCTTAAAAGTGTTTCCACCTGATGCGCTAAAATTATGAACTCCTTTTAAAAGTTCTACTTTAAAACTTGTACAAACTGCCGATGTTATTGCCATAATTTATTCTCCTAATTACTACGGTGTCGGTGAAGGAACTGGAATACGGACAGTGCCATCTGTATAATCGTCCCTTTTACGTCTACCAATTTGCTCTGCAGCAAACTTCTGTACCTCTTGTTTATACTTTTGTTCGTACAATGTCAACATATCCATTGGACCTTTTAAAAATCCGTATGCCTCTACTAAACATGCATATAGTAGGCCGTTAGGGAAATATTGACTAATATAGGTTGTTGTATTTGAACTCGATAATCCATCTGGGATAGTCTCATAATGGATTTTAAACTTGTATGTAGTATCTGGAACAGGAGCAAATATTATTCTTCCAGAAGTGGTATCAGTTGTTCCTGTGGCCCCACCAAACATGGCGTAATATTTAGGCTTTCCAGTAGATGTTTCCGCAGGAATATATTCCTGTAAATAGGTTTCATCTTTTTTCTCTAAATAAGAGTTAGATCCGGTCGCTGCGGAAGTCGAGTCGTACACCTGTATACCCTTTATAAAAATAGTTTTAGCTGGTGTATTTATTGTGGATTGTCCAGTAACTAGATTACCAATTTTTTGTTTCTTATATGCATCAATTGGAACGTCTCTAAATATTTTAAATTCTGCGTCTTCAATAATTCTATTAACAATAGCCGCTGTCAATACATTAGAATCTACTTCTGTATAGTTTCTAATATCAGTTACTAAATTATCGTAAGTAAATCCTGCCATTATGCTGTTAGTGTAACTGGTCCTGCAGTTATACTTCCTCCTCCTATGCTAGCTGTAGCGGTAGCTGTACCACTAGCTGTAAATGTATAATTATTAGCATCAACTTTAGTGATTGTAAATCCAGAAGAATTATTAATATCAGAACTAGATATACCTAGTTGACCTTCACCATTTCTAAATCTAACTACATCAGATGTAGATCTACCGTGATTTTCTTCAAAAACAGTAATAGTTTGAGATCCATTAGTTATTTTTAAAGGATTTAATGTAAGCAATCTTGCAACTGCTGGCTCTGTTCTTGCAGGTCTTGCATTTAATAAACCTTGTGGATCTGCAGAATGTGATCTTGGTTCTAATTGTGGGTGTTTCTTTTCAAACTCTGAAATATGCACTCTTGAACCATTCCACTCAATAACCATTTCAGAATATGGAAACTCTTGTCCAGATCTGTCAGATATAAATTTTGCGTATTTACCTGAAGCT